TCTACTTACGTTCGTTGCTATCGACACAAAGCTTGGGCTCGATGAACTAGAGCTAAGGGTATTAGAGCTAGAGGATAGTTGACATAAACACTAACGCGTGAATATCAATGGTGATTCTGCATCAAGTGATATGGCCGCGTCATTGCCTTCAATTGTAACTATAGATGCACATCTGCAATTAATAACGTTATCAAGGCTAGCGCCGAGTGACATATCGCCAGGGTATCGCAATAACTGCCCTTGTACAGTAAATGCCCGGCCATGCGGTATTTCTTGCCTATCAGCCGCAACGTGTGATGCTCTTGTTTTTTCGTCAAGCGTTGTATTCCACGTATCAACTAATGTTTGCTTTGCTGGTTGTTGCGCGACCACCTGCGCGAGCGTATTAGCCTCGATATACTTAACCCTTTCAGCCACCATATTAGTCTCTGTTATGGCAATGGTGTCAACTCGACTACCCATCCTATCAACAAAGCGTTTTTTCAACTCATTGCCAACTTGTATATTTGATAATTGAGTTTCTGCAACCGCATTGCCAAGTAATACGCTGCTAACAATTTGCTGCAATTCTTTTTGCGTTGTACCTAATATAATACCTGACTGTGTCACGCTATGCGCAAGTATATACTTCATTACATCGTCATTGATGGTTTCTTCTGCTGCTTTTGTATCTAAAATAAGATTGTGGTGCTTGGCTTCTTTTCTAACCTCGCCATTAAACGCCTTTGCAACCTTTCTATAATGATTGCGCAATAATGCGATAAGATCAGGTTCAAATTCTCGCATTGATGGTATGCTTTGTGTTGCTGCCCATGTGATATTGATATCGCGGCTTAATTGATTAAAAAACCGCGTGAGTAATGGCTTAAACTGCTTTTCTAGCTTAAGTTTACGTGCCAGTTGCGATGCTGCTATTTTTGATTGTCTAGGCATTAAAGCCCCTCGATATCTGCTATTTCATTTATTTCAATATCGCTTAATGTTCTATTGCCATTGACATCAACCTGCTTCTGCATGAGTGCAACAAAATAATCACGAGTTACGCCATCTTCATTATCAGGGGTCACATCAGCCATTGGATTTGTTGGTGGTATCATTTCAGTTCCTGCTGGTATCATGTTATTTGCAATATAGACGATATCACCGCCGTCGCTTATTTCATCGTCGCCAGCGTCCGCGCGAATCTCATTAATAGTATAAACATTTAATTCTTTTTTCAGCTTTAATTGCTCGTTACGTCTTAATTGCAATGCAGATACTTCGTCTAAATCAGCAATTATCAATGCATTTTCAGATAGATTAAATCGAGGCGCAAGAAAGTTAGTTAACTCACGTAATAACCTACTGGCCATTGGAATGACGCAATTGTCATACAAGTTATGCTTTGCGGCATCCATATTAGCAAGCGTCATATTTTCCGCGCTGATTAATGGAAGCGGCACCTTATAACGGTTGAATATAGTAATAGTTACTGTTTTTGTAAGCTCCTTAAAATCCATATCCTTGGCATTAAGGCTCATTGGAACAAATTTCATTCCATTGTCAAGAATTAAAGTCTTGCCTGCATTTTTTGATCCGGAGTAGAAATTAATTATTTGCTCGCGCAACCTTTCAAACTGGTCATCGTCAAGTGTAACGCCTTCTGGCATTTCTATTGATCCAGATGGAACCATTCCATTGTCAAGCACTGATAAATTATGAGTTGCCACTTGAATATACTGATTTATCTCGCGATGTATTGATGATAGCTTACTACGCCCACGGCTAGAAGTAAGGCTATTTCCGGTAGACTGGCTATTACTGTAAAGGCTGTCGCCAAGTCCGGAAAATCCTTTTATCTGCCATATCTCAGCACTTTTATCTTTATTATAAAACCTAAATGCATTTTCATCGCGCTTAAATACTTCTGTTGCGTGGCCGCTTTGCTGTATGGTTATTTGACCAATAAATCCATTGCTTGCCATTTTTATAGTTATGTACTCAGGCGATACAATAACTAAATCAGCAGGTGCACGGTTTATATTGCCGTATGCAACTATATAAACTTCATTTGCAATGAGGAAATATGCGCCAAGGTTTTCTAAAAAATCCTCTTGCGTCATATCTTGGTTAGGCTGCCGCATGAACTTTAATATTTCAGAATCTGCTACAACATTATCACCATCTTTCAGAAGTAATGATAATGTTTTAAATTCGTCATTAATCCAATCTATCGCGGTTGCCACTGGTGCAGCATTATCATAAAATTGCAATGCGCGCTTGATTGTTATTTGATTATTGGCTGCATTGCCGCCATTTAAAAACCAAGCTTGCGGCAACGCCCACGACTTCTTTTCTGTTACAACTACTTGCTGCTTTTTCTTAAAGGGATTCCAAGTTGCCATTAAATAACCCGTATATTAAATTCTTGTTTAGTATTAAACAACTGATCCAACCCGTCGGACACACCATCCACCTGATCATCGTGAGTTCCATTTGGGAACGATTCCATTTCGCTAAGAAAATCAGATAACCACGGCGCATCTTTTTTTAAATAAACATAACCACTTTCTATTAATGGTATAACCGCCTGCACTCTTGAAACCTTATCTTGTGTGTCACGTTTTATAGGCTTAACTGGTATTTTATATTTTTGTTTTATCGTTTGTATTAACCCTGTGCCACTTGATTTATCTTCTATTGCTGCATTTCTTAATTTGACTTCCGTCCTTGCTTTACATTTGTTATAGAATGCAACAAAATTTACTAATAGCTGCGGCGCTTCCCACTTTCCGCGCAATACATCGATTAAATATGCGTTTTTATCCTCGCCCATGCCCCACAGCTCAAACACAGAATAGTCGTTTTGTTCTTTTGTTTTCATTGCGGTGTCTGCAATTATAATAGAATATTTAATTTTTGGCAACAAATCAAAATATTGCCACCATATATTTTTAATTAATCCACCGCCAAGTGGTGATGGTTTTTGTTGGTACTGGCCTGCAAATGCATATGTGCCAAGGTCTTTTTTTATTACATCTAGTTCTTTTACGCCCTCTCGCTCCTGGTGCAATATATCGCCTGGGTCGCGTTCTTTATAAAAATTACCGATATGTATTATTTGCTTTTTATCCTCAACAGCCGGTAAGCACAAAGACTCCCATCCACCTTTCTCAAGTAAATGACCAGTTAAATCTTTAACATGAAGCCGCTGCATAACAACAACTATAACGCCCTCTTTTTTATTATTTAACCGACTAGAAAACGTCTGATCGAACCAAGTTAGGGCAGTTTCTCTTTGCACGTCGCTACTGGCCTGCATTGGGTTGTGAGGGTCATCTACAATAAGAATATTTCCACCCTCCCCAGTTGATGAACCGCCGACCGATGTTGCTATCCTATGTCCTTTTTCAGTGGTTTCAAATCTAGTTTTTTGATTTTCATCTTTTGATAATGCAACATCGGGAAACACATCATTATACCACTGGGTTTGTATTAAATGTCTGCAATCAAGAGAATGCTTTGTTGATAATTGCTGACTATATGATGCGGCTAATATCTTTTCTTCTGGATTGCGCCCTATCAGCCATGCTGGCCACGCTACCGTTACAGATATGCTTTTTAAATATCTAGGAGGGATGTTTATTATTAATCGCTTGATATCGCGATTAGAGCATGCGGTTAAATATTCAGCAATACAATCTACATGCCAGTTGTGCAAATAATCCGCACCGGGATCTACTGAATGAAATGCACGCTGAGTAAACACACTTAAATTATATTTACAGGCATCATTTAATACATCAAGAGCCTTCTGGCTTTTTAGGGTTATCATCTACCTTAATACCTGATCTTTCCAGAATTGCTTTATTTTCATCTGTGATGGTTATATTTGCAGCACTTTGTTTGTTATCTACCTCATAGATACCAACGTGCCTACCAGCTAAATCAGCGGCTTTTAATTTATCCACGGTTTTAATCTTTGTAGTTTTGCCAATCGTTTTATTACCAAGTGTTATATCATCAAAATCAATACTTGATATTGCAGCCGCTGTATCGTCATCTAATTCACTAATTTTTTTTATACTACCATCATCATTATATAGCTTTCTTATATCAAACGTCATTGCTTGCTTGAATATTCGCAAAACATCATCTTGAGATATTTGCACTCTTTCTATTCTTTTTTGCTTCAAAAATGATATATATTCTTTTATATATGGTTTTGCTAAGTTTTCACAAGCTATATCTTTTGCGGTTTTTTCACTATATCCAGCCCGCTTTGCAGCTTGTGTAGCATTTAAATCTACAAGATACTCTTCACAAAACATTCTTTGTTTTTCAGTGAGGTTTTCACCGTTCACAATCATCTGCCTTTTTTAGAATTAAAAAAATGGGACGCCATCTTTACGTTGTCTTAAAAGTATACTTCGCCTAGTTTGACGTATATATCAGAATAGCCGCGTTCCTCTTTTCCCATAACAAGAGCTTTAATTGGAGGTTAAGCGAAGTAACGGCAATCGCTTAATTCACTTATAACATATTATTTTATACCATGTCAATCTACTTGAGTTTACTTATCTAATCCCTCGCCATCAAAGAATCCTGTTGCCTCTGCTGGTGTTATGGCCATAATGGTGAAATATACGGGGTAGGACATCCCCCTGTTATCTTGCGTGAAGTATTCTTTTATAAGTGATTCTAATTTATTATCCATTATCTTTTTCCAATGTTTTAAAGCAATTAGTTTGCTTGTTTAATATAATCCTTCGCTATATAAATCTT